CAAGGTACACACGATAACGATTGCTCAATACAATTTGAAGCAGTTGAATATGGTAATGGAAAAATTGAGTCAGGAGACCCTGAAGGATTTGCGTTACAAAATTATGACCTAGTGCCAAGTCCGTTAAATCATGCCGGGCAAACCAATGCGACTTTGGCAGATGTAAGTACAACTCCTACATTAGAAAATATTAACACAATACCCGATAATAAACCAAACATAGTTAACAACGCACTCAAGACTATAAACACTTATACAAATAGTAAAACTCCTTCTGCTAACCCGACTACTAGTTCATTTAGTCTAGCGTCAACTATAAAAGGAACACCGAATACTAGTATTAATGCTAGTTTTCCAAAGTCAGTAACCGTCAAGAATAAACCTATTGAAGCTAAAATTATTAATATCACGCAAGTAAATATTACTCAAATAAATGTTATTACACAGGTAAATATTGGCCAAATAAATGTTAATGGAGTAGGTGTATAATGAACGGATCGAATTTACCAGCAATCGTATTAAACGATTCATCAGAACCAGTTAAGCAATTTTTTGACAAATTTTATGTAAGAGAAGTTAGTTTTCCAGCCGCACAAATTGATGCTGTTGTTAGTTTTTTCTTAAAAAGAGATTTTGATAATGATAGTGCAAGAAGTACATCAATTGTATTGTTAAATCAAGCACGTAATGATGGCGTGGAAGTATTTCAAATACTAGACACTATGAAAGGTTTAACTGATTTACAGTTGAGTCAGATTGTAGCACAAATATTAAATGCCTATCGTGAAAATACTAGCTTACTTGGATATCGTGTCGCCAGCATAGAAAATCCGTTTGAATCTCGCAATATCGTAATATGAGTTTAAAATTTGCTAGAGGTAAATTTACCATGACTCATCCCGAAAAATATGTCGGGCTAAAGAGCCCAACTTACCGTAGCAGTTGGGAATTTCAGTTTATGCGATTTTGCGATACTAATGTAAGTGTACAAAAATGGGCTAGTGAAGCAGTTAAGATACCCTATAGGGATCCGTTGACCGGTAAACAGACTGTTTATGTTCCAGATTTTTTTATACAGTATGTAGACAAAACCGGTAAGGTATCGGTAGAGTTAATAGAAATTAAACCAGCAAGCCAACAGATATTAGAGCGTGTAGGTAAAAACAAATATAATCAAGCACAGTTTGTTAAGAATCAAGCTAAGTGGGCTAGTGCAAATGCGTGGTGTCGACAGCAGGGGATTAAATTTAGAGTACTGAATGAAAATGATTTATTTCATCAAGGCAATGCATAAGTAATATTATGAAGAAACTTGAAGAATTACTTAATTTACCTGAAAGCAAAAAGCTAGTTAAAGCTGAAGAGCAACGTACTACGCCAATAGATCCAGAACCGTTTTTACGAAGTATGGAAGAATTTGATAAGATTTCAGCTAGTTTGCCAGCAGTTAAAGGCCTAGGCGATGCGGCCGATGCAGAGTTTGATGCATTGGCGCAACGTGCTACAGATGCTTATGACGATCTAATGGATTTGGGCATGAACGTGGAAGCACGTTATAGCGGACGTATTTTTGAAGTGGCAGGAGGCATGCTTAAGAATGCAATTGACGCTAAAGCCGCTAAGATTGACAAAAAGCTGAAAATGATAGAACTACAGCTTAAAAAAGCTAAACTAGACCAAGATTCTGCGAATAGTGATTAAGGAAGCAGCATACAGGGCGATGGAGTTATTATAACTGATCGCAACAGCTTGATTGAAAAATTAAAGAAAATGAAATAAATACTAGATGGAAACCACTATGAAATCATTTAAAGAATACCTAACAGAAAGCAAAAAGGTCTATGAATTTAAGATCAAGATTGCTGGCGATTTGCCACCAGGATTTGAAAAAGACGTTAAATCGGGACTTGATAAATTTGATGTGCAAAGCATCAGCAAGCCCAAGCGTACACCTATCCAAGAAAGTCCAATTGATTTTCCCAATGTTAAGTTTAGCGAAATTTCAGTTTTTGACGTGGTGCTGAATTATCCCACAACTAGTCAAGTGGTCAAAGAAGCACTGGCACAGGCCATACGTGTTAATGAAAGCAAGATCCTAGTTCGTACACTGGGTGAAGAAGCAGAAGCTGTAATGAACGGTCAATTTATGGCCGCTCCAGACGGCAAAGATGCGCTACTTGGTACAGATTATGAAGCATCAAACAATCAAGACCTGGTGGGTGAAAAACGTGCAATGAGTTTCTTGAAAGATTTAAATGCGACCAAACATGAATTAAAACAAGTAACCGGCACTAATGATCAGTTGTTTGTTAAAGGTAAAACAGAAACTGCCCAGCCTATGCAAGAGACTGATAGTCCTGCATCAAAAGGTCCTATCAGTGGCAAAGGAAAAGCAAAATGAACTTTCAAGAACTAGCACAAAAAATCCGTAGGATCGACGAAGGCGCAGTAGTTGAATGTGGAGATATGATGCCCGGAGCAATGATGGCCCCACATGCTCCAATGCCACAACAAGATACTGTCAGCATGAACGTCAGCATGAACGCTACTGGCAAAGGTGGCATACGTGACCTGATGAATGTTTTACAAAATATTGAAAGTGCTGTTAACGTAGCTCATTCAGAACCTGTTATTGATATTGGCCCGGACGACATGCATATAGATGCTGAGCCAGCTAACATAGACAGCATGATGGGCGGAGAAGTAGAAGTGGAACCAGATGATGAAATTACATTCGGTAATGATGAACCAGAATTTGATGCTGAACCTGAACACGGTGAAGAAGAAATTGTATTTGGCGATGAGCCAGAATCTGAATTTGATGCTGAATTTGATGCTGAACCAGAAGCTGATAGCAAAAGTATCGATCCAAGGATCAAACATGCAATCGCTCCAGTAGTTCAAGCAGTTGGCTTGGCACATGCACTGGGACAAGATCCTAAGAAGGTATTAGGCGGCGACAAAGTAACAGACGAAGGCGATTTGGATACAATGGATACCATGCAAAACCCAGGGCCGGAAGATGAAGAATATATGGCCAGCGAAGAATTTGCAAATCGTCCTAATGCCAAGTATCAAAGTCAAAATTACATGACTAAAACATTGGCGCAAGGTGCCGATGAACCGCAACGTATGTACAAGCACAGTTATCGTAGCGGCGATAATGCAATGTCTATGAAAGAAGGCTTGGTAGGAGATTTGGCAAATTTATATCAAGAAGTTAAACTACGCGAATCTAAAGCAGATAAGTTTGATCCTTTAAAGCATGTAAAAAATCCTACTAAAGGAGAAAAAACTGCGGCTAAAGATGTGAAACGTGGTAGTTATGCTGATCGTGCCGCAATGTTGAAGTCAGCAGAAACTGACGGTAGATTAAAAGACTGATTTTTGACAAGTTGTCCAAATAGCTCCTTCGGGAGCTATTTTTTTCAGTAAATAAACATATGGCAAAATCATTAGACGGCGTCTTAACCAAGAAGGCGCATAAACAAGAGCGTTTTACTGAACAACAGATCGGAGATTTGTTGTCCTGTGCCGACACAGATTCGGGATACCACTATTTTAGTAAAAACTTCTTTCACATACAGCATCCTGTTAAGGGCAAGGTTAAATTTGAACCTTACGATTATCAAACAAGACTATTGGATGCTTATCACGATTTTCGATTCAACATTAATATGTTACCTCGACAAAGTGGTAAAACTACTTGTGCTTCTGCATACTTGTTATGGTATGCTATGTTCCACCCAGATCAAACCATTCTAGTCGCGGCACACAAATATACAGGCGCACAGGAAATTATGCAACGTATCCGTTATGGATACGAATTATGTCCGGATCATATTAGATGCGGCGTAGTAAGTTATAACAAAGGGAGTATAGACTTTGACAACGGATCAAGAATTGTATCAGCTACTACTACTGGTAACACCGGTCGTGGTATGTCCATATCCTTACTATATTGCGATGAGTTTGCTTTCGTACAGCCTAACATTGCTGAAGAATTTTGGACTTCAATATCACCAACACTAGCAACTGGTGGACGAGCAATTATTACATCGACACCTAATTCAGATGAAGACACATTTGCTATCATCTGGAAGGAAAGTCAAAATCAGTTTGACGAGTACGGTGATGTTAGATCAGACGGACTAGGTACTAACGGTTTCCACGGCTTCCGTGCGGAGTGGCACGAACATCCAGATCGTGACGAAGAATGGAAACGGGTTGAAATGGGACGTATTGGTGAGGAACGTTTCCGTCGTGAGTATGGTTGCGAATTCTTAGTATATGACGAAACACTGATCAACAGTATCAAACTTTCTGAAATGACTGGCAAAGAACCCATAACCCGCATGGGGCAAGTTCGTTGGTATAAGAAACCTTCTCCAGAACACCTCTATATTGCGGCTCTAGATCCTAGTCTAGGCACCGGTGGCGACTATGGTGCTATACAAGTTTTTGAAATGCCCAGCATGGAACAGGTGGCAGAGTGGCAGCACAATGTGACACCAATACAGCAACAGGT